CCGACCTACTGATTACGAATCATAATCAGGCACCTTCATTTAATTTCACAAAAGCACACAAAACCCTTGACATATAAGGGATTAAGCCTTATTATATTTCCCAAGACATAAGTTAAGCAAACATGATTTCAGGCAAAAAGTGGGGAGAGAATGGGGAGAGAATTTAAAAGCTAACGGGGGACTTTTGACAATAGGGGGTTGTCATGGCAGGGTATAAATGGAAAAAAACGAAGTATAAGGGCGTCAGATATTACGACCACCCGACGCGGAAGCATGGCTTAAAGTTTGACCGCTATCTTGCTATTCGCTACCAGAAGGACGGCAAGCGCATAGAAGAGGGCATCGGCTGGACTTCTGAAATTGACCCGGAAGATAATCAATTTTGGACAGAAGCAAAGGCGGCGCTTGTCCTTGAGCGTTTGAGGGGGGCAGCCAAACACGGGAAGAAAGAAGCACCGGCGCGGATATCAGAGCAACGCAAGATTGAAGCCCACCGCCGGAAGGCCGAACAGGAAGCACAAGATCAAGCGGAGAAAAATAACATCACCTTTGGGAGATTCATTACAGAAACATATTTGCCCCAAAGGAAGCTGGACAAGAAGGCCAAGACCCATGAAATAGAGAAAATGCTCTATGATCGGCACCTGAAAGAATTTCTTGAGAACGTGCCCCTACCAGAGGTAAAAAGCGACCACTTGGAAGATATCAAGAGAAGCATGGTCAGCAAGAAACTTTCCGACCGCACTATTCAATATGCCCTACAGGTAATCCGACAAGTCTTTCACACCGCAAAGAAGAAGCATGTTTATGAGGGCGAATCACCGACAAGCGCCGTTCACTGGCCGAAGCCCGACAACATGAAATTGCGCTACCTAAGCATTGACGAAGCGGAGAAACTTCTTGCGGCGCTGGCAGATAAAAGTCAGAGCCTTCACGATCAAGCCCTTCTTTCATTGCATTGTGGCCTAAGATTCGGAGAAATTGCGGCGCTTACCTGGTCATGCGTAAATTTAAAAAATGGAACCCTGGCAATCCTAAACGCTAAGACGGGGAGCCGGACTGCCTACTTGACCGAACGGGCCAAAGAAATGCTGGACGTCCAGGTGAAGGGCAAGCCGAATGAATTGATATTCCCGAAGCGCACCGGCAAGAAAGACGGCGTAATGGTGCAATCGTCAAAAACATTCAATCGAGTAGTGGACAAGCTGAAGTTAAATAAAGGCGTCACCGACCGGAAACAGCGCGTCACGTTTCACACCTTGCGGCACACCTACGCGACGCACCTATATGAAAGCACCCATGACCTGTATTTGACCCAAAGAAGCCTGGGCCACGCTACGGGCACCATGACGGCACGGTATGCCAAGATGAGCGAAAGCCGGTTAAGAGAGGGCGCAGCGGCGCTGCAAAACGTATTCAGCGGAAAACAGCAATATGGAAAAGTGATAAACTTTCCCAAGTAACTCAACACAAGGGGGACACTATGACGAAGGCAAGGAAACCATGGTCACCGGAAGCAAGGGCAAGACACGCGGCGGGGGTTCAGCGTTACCAGCAAACGAGAAAGAGGCTAAAGTTTGTTGAATCTTTAACCCCTCCTGACTTTTTTGATAGGCTTTTGCAAATAAGAAGAAACCCGAAACACCCAAAACATAAGCAGTTGATGTTTATACTCGGATCCTATCAAAGGCAAGATGGGAGAAATTCTTAGATTATAAAGGTGAAACAGAGGCAAGCTGCCTAATCCGAACAAGAGGGGGCTAGCGCGACGGCGCGAAAGCCGGGAACCCCACCCGGTTGCCCCCTTCTAATCAATGGGGCCGCGAGGGGGGCGAACATGAATCAGGAAAAAGACAATCTCAAAGCAAACATTCAAGAAACCCTAACCAATCTTAATCAAGACAGAAAAAGCAAGACAAGCCCCCTCTATCCCACAAAGGGCAAGGCAGGAGAAATCCTTGTTGACCGCATTTACAACGCCATTGCCGAATTTATTGCCATGATGGAATGGCAGGAAGATAAAAACAAATTCCCGACCACCGGACAAAAGAGCAAAGAGCTTCAGGGTTTGCTTTTCCACGGAGAAACATATCAGAAGCTTTTAAACGAACTTTCGCGTCCTTCCATGCTTGAATTGACAATGAGCATTGACCCGTCAATCATAAAGAACATAGTCAAAGAAGTGGATAAAATAAACCATGCAGCCTCAATAGCAATGAAAAGGCTTAATGAACTGGCCGCACCTGGGCGACCGCCTGAAATAGCGCGTGACCAATTCATTTTGACCATGTTTAAAATATATCACAGCACGACCAAACGAAAGCCGACGGTGCCGAACAGAAAAGATGACGGAGTATTTCAAGGGCATTGCTTCGTTTTTATAGAAAACTTTCTTGCTATGGCCGATGAGTTACTTCCTTGCAGCTATGGGGTTCATGGCCCGACCTTGCGCACCGCCTATATGAACACCTTGAAATTTTACATTGAAGACAATCAGCTAAAGGCACACCGAAAAACTATCTGAAAAAAAATAGTTGTTCGTATCGTGTCAAATCCTTCAGAAGCACTATAATCCTTCCCAAATGAAGCAACAAAATTCTTTTGGGAGGGTTTCTTATGAATCAAATCAGCATTTCAAATCTTTTGTCGTCAATGGCCGACAAGTGGCCTTCGTCTGTTATTGCGAGGACGGAGGTTGAAAAATTCACCGGCGGGATCGTTTCGGAAAAATATATTGCGAACCTGGACAGCGAGGGGCGGGGGCCTGAAGGCCGCGTTCGCGTTGGCAGGAAAATCGTTTATCCGGTTGGTGAGTTTATTAAATGGTTGGAAAGCCGAAGCGAGGTTGTCGAAAGAAAGAAAACCATTCAAGACGAATAGACGGGGGGGCCGATCATGAGTATTGAAGAAATGGCAGCCTCCGTCACCGCCGAAGCTGAACGCGAACGGGCGCAATACGTAAAGCCGGAGCCGGTCGACGGGAAGGAACCGGACGCCGATCAAGGAATGACCAGCAAAGAAGTATTGGACGCCCTACAGCGCAACGAGGACGGCGACGCCGCACTTTTTATCGAACTGAACCGGGGTTGTTTCTGTTTCGATGCGGCAGAGGGGCGCTGGTATGTTAGCCGGGGCCACTATTGGGAGAAAGACACCCTGGACGAAGCGACGCGGGCCGTGGACGGCGTGATTGAAGCATACGGAAGGGAATCACAACGTCAAGCCTGGCAGCGCTTGCAATCGCAAAAGGCCGGGAAAACAGAGGAAGAAAAGCGCCACAAAGAGTTTGAGGACACACTTTTAAGACGAGTTGGTGCGCTTCAAGCTGTTGCACGGAAAAAGAACGTTTTGACTTTGGGGCGAACTGGCAGCGATTCGCTGGCAATTACGGGAGAGCAATGGGATTCAAACCCCTGGCTTCTGGCCTGTCAGAATGGAATCATTGACCTACACACCGGCGAACTGGCACCCGGAAAGCCCGAAGATTTTATTCGCACCATTGCCCCCGTTGAATATAACGGGCTACATGAACCAGCGCCGACCTGGGAGAAATTCATAAAAGAAGTTTGTGGAGAATATACCGACCTGCCCGCCTACCTTCAAAGGCTTCTTGGTTATGGAATCACGGGCCTTGCAAACTATCATGTCTATGTCATTTTTTACGGGCCGGAAGGACGCAACGGCAAAGGCACACTTCTGGAAACGCTGAAAAACGTTCTAGGCAATCTTGCGCACAAAGCCCGTTCAGAATCCTTATTGGAATCAAAAAACCCGCCGTCAAGGGGGAGCGCCGATTCCGACACGCTGGCCCTACGGGGCAAGAGAATCGTCTGGGCAAGTGAAACGTCCGAAGGCCGACGGCTGAACGCTTCAAGGATCAAGGAACTTTGCGGCGGTGATACGTTAAACGCACGGGGCAACTATGCCCGCGACCCCGTGGAATTTAGACCGACACACCTTCTAATTTTACTTACCAATGACCGACCACAAGCGCCCGCAAGCGATTCCGCTCTATGGGAGCGCATTCACCTGGTGCCCTTCAGCGTTCGTTTCGTGGACAATCCGACGAAGCAGAATGAGAAAAAGGCCGACCATGACCTGCTTGATAAACTGAAGGCCGAAGCGTCGGGGATTTTAGCCTGGCTGGTGCGTGGGTGCCTGGCCTGGCAGCATGAAGAACTGAACCCGCCGGATATAGTCAAAGCGGAAACGCGGGAATACCGGAAAGAAGAGGACATGGTTGAAAACTTCCTGAATAGCCGATGCATTATTGGTTCAGATTACCAAACAAGAGCAAACATTTTATATAAAGCATACCAAAGCTGGGCCGAAGAAATGGGGCTGAAGGGCGCGACCATGACCGGGCCTAAATTCTGGAAGGAAATGCAAAAACGTTTTGAACATGGGGGGAAGCGCCACATTTTTTATATCGGCGTCGGACTTTTAGACGAAACAAGCGAGGGGTAAATTGCAGCTATGCAGGCATTGCAGTCAGTTTTTAGTAACTTTTATATTTCCAATTTTCACTCTCTATAAGGGACTTTTATGAAAAACGCCTGCAATGGCTGCAAGGCTAAATGTCTTATGGGTTTAAAAATGTTTAAGTGAAAATTAAATAGCTGCAAATACCTGCAAGGTTTTTTATGAAAATGCCTTTCGGAAAATATAAGAACAGTCACGTTGACGAACTTCCCGACGGTTACTTGTCCTGGTTGTGGGAAAACGTCGAGCTTCGGGAGCCGCTTTTCGATGCCGTCCGTCGGGAGCTGATACAGCGGGACAGAGAGACTTCTTGCCGGGTTCATTCCGCGCCGGCAAAGGTTGACGCCGGACAGATTCAACGGGTTTATCGAAGCCTTGCCTTCAAGTGGCACCCGGACAGAGGGGGCACGAAAGAAGCCATGCAAGCGGTAAATGAATTTTATGACGAACTGAAACAGATATGAGGGCAAAAAATGAAACCACAAAAAGAACAAGCGGCGATTCTTGCCGGGAAATGGGAGCTGAATCAGACAGAGAAAGTTTCAGCCATTATCCATCTTCATGAAAACGTCGGCGGTTATATGAAAAATGCTTTGGCTGATGCGATCAGAATCGGGGATCTGCTACTGTCTGCAAAGTCCGACCTTCAACACGGAGAATTTGAAAAGTGGGTTGAGGACAATTTGCCTTTTACGCCACGGACGGCGCGGAGTTATATGCGGCTTTATCGGGAGCGCGACCACCTGAAAACGGAAAATGTTTCCGATTTGACAAGCGCCTATAAGCTACTTAGCCATGATGAGGGCGATAAATCGGCGCATTATGATGTTCGGTCAGAGCTGGGGGCGCTGAAAAAAGAGTTAGATGATCTTGATGATACCCTTCCCACGGATGAGCAAATCAGGATTGTCAAGCGAATCCATGACCGCCTTGCCGAACTGCAAAACGCAACGGCAATCAATGTTATTCACGCTGAACGCTATCTTGGGCAGGCGCTAAGTGAAATCGAAGCCGATCTTTCTGGGTTTGACGAATTCAATCGCTTTTGCCTGGGGTGGAGTAAATTATTCAAGATTCATGACGCGAATCCCACAAGGTTTTTAATAGAAGTTGCGGCGATGGGGGCAGAGCCGGAAATAACGGAGTGGGTTTTTGCGGAGCGCGACCGGATTGTTGAATTTCCAAAACGATATTCTAGCATTAGGGCGGCCTTATGAACCTGCTTGACCTGCTACACGCGGACGGATTCCAATTAAAGCGGGTTGCCACGACCGGCGGCGGTGAATACACCTGCCCGTGTCCATTTTGCGGATATGAATGGTACACCTTCAGGGTTTGGCCGAACAAAGAGGACGGGCGTTACTGGTGCCGACGCTGTTTAAAATCCGGGGACGGGATTCAATACTTGAGGGACTTGAAGGGAATGACCTATCAAGAAGCCTGTCACCACCTGGGGCAGGAGCCAAAGGCGCAGCGATTGACAGCGCGACCGGCACCGACAGCATGGACACCGAAGGACAAGGAAGCGCCGGGCGAATTATGGCAGAAAAACGCTCGGGCTTTCCTTGACGATGCAATCAGAAACCTTTGGGCACCTGCCGGGGCGTCCGTCCGTCAATGGCTTCATACTGAAAAGGGCCTTTCAGACGACACAATTAAGAAGGCTATGCTCGGATATGCCCCAGAGGATTTAAACGCTTCCAGGGCATTGTGGGGTTTACCAGAGAGCGAATCCGACCGTTTATGGATACCCGCCGGGCTGGTTATTCCCTTCCTGCAAGGTGAAACCGTTCACCGCTTGCGGATACGCCGGGAGAATCCGACGGACGGAAGGCGTTATATTGTCGTTTCCGGTTCATCGTCGGCACCCACGACCTGGTGCCATGACAAGGCCGGGGTTGTGGTTGTCGAATCAGAGCTTGACGGGTTGTTATTGGATCAGGAAGCGGGCGACCTTTGCGCGGTTGTGGCGTTAGGCAGCGCACAAGCGAAACCCGACCGGATGACGCACGATCTATTGACGGCAGCGCCTTCTATTCTGGCCGCTATGGATTCAGACGAAGCCGGTGCAAGGGCGGCATGGCAATTCTGGCCGACCACCTACGGGCCAAAGGTGAAACGCTGGCCTTGTGTAAAAGGCAAAGACCCGTCAGAGGCACGGAAGAACGGTTTGAATATCCGTGAATGGATCATTGCCGGGCTGTTTGGGAACGAAGATTCATTCGAGCGCTTCTGTATTATGACTATCGACGGCAGGCTTCCCGATCAAGAAGCCATAAGGTTCATATAGGATAACAGGGGGACAAAATGACGAATACAGACGAAAACCGCAAGTTAAGCCACAAACAAGAGTTAGTTATAACGCAACTTCTGGGCGGCGCGAAAGTAACAGAAGCATGCAAATCAGCGAAAGTTGACCGGACAACCTTCTATGTTTGGACAAAAGACGACGATCTCTTTCTGGATGAATTGAACCGGCGACGAAGCGAGGTTATAGAAGAGTCAATGGAGAGATTGAGGGGAATGATGCACAAGGCCGTTGACAAGCTGGAAACCCTGCTCAATTCCGAAAGTGAAGAGATAGCAAGGAAGGCGGCTAATTCAATCATTGAGTATTCCTTGAAGTGGGCTGAATCCGATGACCTGGAAAGCCGTCTTGATGAGGTTGAATCTTTAGTGCTTCAAAGAAAGACCTATCGTTAGGGGGAACCATGATAAACACAACACAGAAGGCACAATTAAAGCGACGGCTGAAAAGATTGCATCAGCAACTTCATCACGAACAGCATTGCATGATTGCTCGTGAAAAAATCCTATCGCCTGCCTTGCAGGAATCCGTTGATAAGCTGTTGGCGCAAACAACGCCCACACAAGAGAAAAAAAGCTATATCTGGGAAGGCAAGGAATACACGGAAGCGGAATTTCACAAGGCGGTGAAGGCCGTCAATTCGGATAATCCTTGCATTGTCCTTCCCTACAGGGGAGAGGTTAACTCTAGCGAAAAATAGCGCGCACCCTGTCATGAGGTATGACACCGTCACGAACGGAACCGGCAAGAGGGAGCATCCCCCCCCTTCCGGCGCCGGGAATAAGCATGCTTTTTTTTATTCACCCCCCCCTTTTTTCCCTGCCTGCCCCCCCCGTCTTGGCCTTACCTTCAGGTTGCAATTTATGCCCCTTTGAAGGGGGGAGAAAATCGAAAAGTGGGGAGAGAGTGGGGAGAGAACGCCTTTCACCCAAAAAAGAAGGACTTGACGTTTAACGCCTAAGTCCTTGATTTTGTTCTGGAGCCGATGGGCGGATTCGAACCGCCGACCTACTGATTACGAATCA